TTACATTTATTCAAAGGAATTAACTACCCATATTGAATTTAATAATGTTCTTACAACAAAAATATCAACACTTAAAAATAATAACAATCAATTAAAAACAATATCTGAATACAGCATATATAATATAAGCAAATTAAAAGAAATTGGAAAAGTATTGAAATACTTTTATGAATTACATAGTGATATTGAATATGATAATGCTATTATGTATTCAATAGGTTTCAATGGATATATTGATTGTATTCAAGGTTTACAAAATAATATTATAGAGAGAAAAATGAATTTTGCTTCATTTATTAATAATAAAACAAAGAAAGGAATAATTAAAAATAGTTATTATGCTTGCTTAAAAGATAATAATCCTATTAAAAATACAGTTAAATTTAATAAAAATATAATTATATCAGGACCTAACGCTTCAGGGAAAACATCAATTCTTAAATCAACATTAATAAATATTATATTTACTCAACAATTTGGTTGTGGATTTTATGATTCTGCTAAAATATCACCATTTAAGCATTTACATTGTTATTTAAATATACCTGATACATCTGGACGAGATAGTTTATTTCAAGCTGAAGCTAGAAGATGTAAAGAAATTATTGACATCATAAATGATAATAAAAAATCATCTCATTTTTGTGTATTTGATGAATTATATTCAGGTACAAATCCTGAAGAAGCTGAAAAGAGCGCAACAGCATTTATGCTTTATTTAAATAGAATACCAAATGTTTCAACAATATTAACAACTCATTTTGTTAAAATATGTAATAAATTAAATGATAAAAACGAAATACAAAACTATAAAATGGTTACAGAAAAAATAAATAATAAATTAGTTTATAAATATAAACTTAAAAAAGGAATTTCAAATGTAAAAGGTGTAATAAATGTTTTAACTGAAATGAATTATCCTAAGGAAATAATTGATGACACAATATGTCAAAAATAATACCAATATATATATGAAAAATTGATTCGTTAGGTAATTAAATAATTTATATAATGATTTTGTAATATAATGGCATCCTTAATAGATTTATTTACCCCAACTTTTTTTATGTTTTTAGGAGTACTAGTGCTCTTTATAGCACTAGTTGTTGTTTACTTTGAAAGTAAAATGAGAGATCAAAATCACACAATTGCTTCAATGTTAAGTCTTGTATCTACTTTAGCAGAAGATATGAATGGTGTAAAAATGGGTCTAAATCAATTAGCAATGACTAGAATGGATTTACCACATTTTCAACAACAACCACCTTTAGAAAATTATATAAATCCAGAATCAAATAATTTAATCGAAGTGTCTGATGATGATGATGATGATGATGATAATGATGAATATGATACTGATAATAATGATGATGATGATGCTGATGATGCTGATAATGATACTGATAATAATGATGATGATGATGATGATAATGATGATGATGATGATAATGATGATGATGATAATGATGATGATGCTGAAGATTTAGAATCTATAAATGAATCGAAACCAAAATATGTAAAGGTTTTAAAAATAAATTCAATTAATTATGAACACGAATTATGTGAAGAGAATAGTCTAGAAGTAGAAGGTTTAGATGATGATTGTGATAGTCTACATTCACAAACCTCAGTAGTAAGTAATAATTATATTTTAGATACTCAAGAATTAACATCCGAAATATTTGAAGAAAATACTGAAATTTTAGATATTTCTTCAGTCGTTAAAAAAATTAATATTAATTTAGAAGATTCACATTCAGATTTACTTGATTATAAAAAATTATCTTTACAAAAGTTAAGAACTGTTGTTTCTGAAAAAGGTTTAGTGGTAGATACTTCAAAGCTTAAGAAAAATGAATTACTTAAATTGCTTGGAATTGAATAAATACTTAAAGATTTTGATTTTATATTTAATTTAATATAATGCGTATTAAATTAAGTGAAAATTTTGTTTTAGAAAGAGAACAAATATGTATTGAATTAATAAATATAGTTGAATTAGATGTAGAATGATAGTTTTCTTCTCTCTAATTTAGATTTATATACTATTAACCAAAATTCAATTTTAGAAATGAAGGATATAAAATATGTAAAATTTTATTATAATTATACTATATAAATGTCAAGTTTAACTTGTTATAGTGATAATAAAACAAAACAATATGGATGGGAACATTGTTATTCTGCCAGCAATAACTATAATTTTAATTCACCGTCATTAATGGCTGATGGACGTCTATGGAGCCAATGGCAACCTGATGCTGTCGTAAATGAGAGAATACAAATAAAAGAAGGTATTCAATCTAATTGGCAATATCGTCAATATTTACAACATAATGGTCAACAAATTATGAATTATAATTCAATGGAATCTTGTTATGAATTAGGTCTGGACCCTCATGTAAAGTCTGATAGAACTCCTTCTGATAATGTTCCATATAAATTTAAAGGAATTTTCGATACATCAAAACCTGGTTTTGGTTATTGTAATAGTGACTTAAAAAATCCTTACTTAACACGTCAACAATTAAACGCAAGATTAATAGCACCATCTATTACACCAGAAAGTTACCAAAATATGTAAATACTATTATACACCTTTGAAGATTTAAATCCGCACAAATTATGAGTAATATTTTATAATCAAACTATACTACGGGTATGAAAAGACCCAACTTTGAATTATTTTTTTTCGTATTTTTGTGCGGATTTAAATCTTCAAAGGTGTATATAATAGATTTGTAAACAATATAATAATAAGTTTTTATAATTTATTACTATATGAAAATTCTATCAATAGATGTTGGTATTAAAAATTTAGCTTTTTGTCTTTTTGATAACAATTATACAGATGAACAATTTAAGGTAACTAAATGGGATAGTATTGATATATCAGAACAAGAAGATATTCTAATGTGTTGTTTTATTGAAAAAAAGGAAATATGTAATAAACCAGCAAAATTTAAAAAAGATGAAAAATGTTTTTGTTTAAAACATTCAAAAAAACAAGAAACGAAAATTCCAACATCAGAACAAAAACCTTCATTTATTAATAAACAAAAAATTAAAAAACTTTATGAAATAGCTGAAAAACATAATATTAAATACGAACCAAAAACAAAAAAAGTGGATTTAATTAAAATTATTAATGACTATATAAATATTAATTATTTTAATATAATTGAAAGCAAAAAAGCAGCAGATGTTGATTTATTTAATATAGGTATAAATATAAAAATTAAATTTAATAAATTATTTGAAAATGAAGGAGATATTGATTATGTTATTATTGAAAATCAAATTAGTCCTATTGCTACTAGAATGAAAACAATACAAGGTATGCTTGTTCAATATTTCATTATGGCAAATTTTAATGTTCCGCATATTGAGTTTATATCTGCTTCAAATAAATTAAAAGAGTGTGATGCTAAAGATAAATCAACATATAATGATAGAAAAAAATTGGGGATTTCAAAATGTTTAGAAATAATTACAACAGATTTTAGATTTAACAATCAGATTGACTACTTTAATAAACATAAAAAAAAAGATGATTTATCAGACTCATTTCTTCAAGGTATATGGTTTATTAACAATAAAAAAATAATGACAAATATTTAATTATATATTTAATGTTCGTAAGACTTAAAATTAAAAGTTCTAGTTAATGAATAAATATATAATGGCTGACATAATGGATATTACAGAATTAGATTTTAGTGATAATAACAATTTTGGAAGTTATGAATCAAAAACTTCAAGTTTTGGAGGTGGTCTTGAATTATTAATGAATGATAGGGTTAAGGAAAATAATAATCATTCAAGTGATATTAATTTAGATGATTTAAATAATTTAGAAGCTGATTTAAATGATTTAGTTGATGATATACCAATAAACAGTTATAAACCAAAATCTGATATGTTTGGTGGTCCAAATGTTTCATTTAGTGAATCATCTTCAAATAAATTTGATAGAAATGACAATAATTTAGGTCAATCTACTTCACAAACTGAAAATGATAATACAACATGGGATGGATATGGTAAATTTAATAATGTTCCAATAAACCCAGATAAAGATTTTAATTTAGAATCTAAAATGTCAAAAGAAGAAACACTCAGATTAAAATTCATGTATTTAAGAAAATTAGAAGGTTTAGAAAAAAAAGGTATCGAATTATCTAAAAAATATTCCATGGAATCTTCACTTCAAGAAATGATGGGAGAATATGAAACCATTATGGATGAAAAAACAAAAAAAAATTCTGTTAAATTTCAAGGTAATATGCTTATGGCGGTTATTAATGGTATGGAATTTTTAAATAGTAAATTTGATCCATTTGATATTAAACTTGATGGTTGGAGTGAACAAATTCAAGAAAATCTTACTGATTATGATGACATATTTGGAGAATTACACGATAAATATAAAAGTAAAGCATCAATGTCACCTGAATTAAAATTATTATTTCAACTTGGTGGTAGTGCTATGATGGTTCATATGACAAATACAATGTTTAAAAGTTCAATGCCTGGTATGGATGATATTTTACGTCAAAATCCTGATTTAATGCGTTCATTCCAAAGCGCTGCTGTTAATTCTATGTCTCAAACTAGTCCTGGTCTTTCTGGGTTTATGTCAAATATGATGGGTTCTGAAAATCCTTCTGGACGTGGACCTCCACCACCAATGCAAACACAAGGACCAAATTCTATTCCACCACCTAATACTAGACCAGGTAATAATAGTTATGCTAGACCTGATTTAAATTTTAGTAAAAGTAATTTCGTAGATGATGGTATTAATTTAAGAGAGAACTTTGAAAGACCTGATATTCAAGATAGAACAACTAAAAGATCTCCTACTCGTACTGAAATGAAAGGACCAAGTGATATTACTGATATTCTTTCTGGTCTAAAAACTAAAACAATTAATATTCAAGAAAATATAAATTTAAATCAATCAACAAATGATAATAGTACAATTAGTATAAGTGATCTTAAAGATTTACAATCTAGTGGAAATATGCCAAAACGAAGTGGACGTAGAAAGAAATCTGCTAGCAATACTGTTTCATTAGATATCTAAAATAATATTGTATGTAATACAATAACAATATATATATATAATTATATTACACATTATAATATAATTATGATTATTAAAATTTAGAAATATAATATAATAATTTAATAATGATGAACCGAAT